ATCTGAGTACGCTCAAGGAATTAGTCGATTATGTCTCTGACACTAGAAGAAACTAAAGAGCGGTTGTTGAGGTTGTACGACCCCGACGATCTTCTGGAAGCCCTACAAATATCAGCTCACGAAATCTTAGACCGCTTTGAAGACAAGCTCATCAAACGCCTAGAGTTCTTCTACGAAGAATTTCAAGAGCAAGAAGAGGAATACGATGAAGATGAGTATTGATAATGCAACACCTGAAGAGTGGAACACGTCTAGCAAAACAGCGTACGGTAAGCTGTACCACCCCGAAGATATACACAACCCTGTCACCCAGCCCGACCACTACAACCGGGGAGCCATCGAAGCTATCGAAGCAATCAAGGCTTCCATGCACCCGCAAGAGTACAAGGGTTACCTCAAAGGCAACTGCTTGAAGTACCTCTGGCGATACGAGTACAAGAACGGTTTAGAAGACCTCAAGAAAGCTAAGGTCTACCTAGAGTGGTTGATAAAGGAAGTAGGCTCGTGAAGATAGTTGAGGGTAACTTCGGGAAGAAAGAAAAAGATATTACCACTTCTGAGTTCCTCGCGGCCTTTTCTATTAAGGCGCTTGATTACGAACAAGAAGGGAAAGAAGTTAAGGTAGCTGTCGTGATGTACAGAGACGGTGAAGTGTTTGAGATAGCCGCTAACGAACAGTACCCAGACGGTGTGTACATGCTTCTAAACATGGCAGCACACGCAATAATAAACGAGACGTTAGGAATAACAGGAGTAATAGATTAGATGGATGCGTACCAACAGTACATACACAAGTCGAGATACGCACGGTACTTGCCAGAAGAGCAACGCCGGGAGTCGTGGGAAGAAACAGTAAAGCGTTACGTAGATTACTGGGGGGAGAAGCTGCCTGAAAAAGAACAAAAGGAAGTGTTCAAGGCTATACACGACCTAGATGTTATGCCATCCATGCGAGCGTTGATGACTGCTGGCGAGGCTCTAGACCGTGACAACGTAGCAGGGTTCAACTGTAGTTACTTACCTATCGACCACCTCAAGGCGTTCGACGAATTGATGTACGTCTTGTTGTGTGGTACAGGTGTAGGCTTTAGCGTTGAACGGCAGTACGTACAGAAACTACCGGAGGTGGCAGAGACATTCCATGAAACCGACACAGTTATTAATGTGGCAGATTCGAAGATCGGATGGGCGAAATCGTTTAGGGAACTGGTATCACTGTTGTATTCGGGTCAGGTTCCCCAGTGGGACACTAGCAGAGTACGACCTGCAGGTTCCGCGCTACGAGTTTTTGGAGGTAGAGCATCGGGTCCAGAACCTCTGCTCGAACTGTTTCGATTCACAGTTGAACTCTTTCAGGGAGCGGCTGGAAGAAAACTTAGCTCAGTCGAGTGCCACGATCTTTGCTGCAAGATTGCTCAAATCGTCGTCGTCGGAGGAGTCAGACGATCAGCCCTTATCAGTCTTAGTAACCTCACAGACGACAGGTTACGACGATGCAAGCACGGACAGTGGTGGGTTGACAACCCCCAACGAGGACTAGCAAACAACTCTGCGTGTTACACAGAGAAGCCAGACTTTGAGGCGTTTTTAAATGAGTGGACAAGCCTGTACGAATCCCGATCTGGAGAGCGAGGTGTCTTTTCTAGAGTGGCTAGTCAAAAACAGGCTGCAAGAAACGAGCGACGAGATGCTACCTTTGATTTTGGAACTAATCCATGTAGCGAAATCATCCTCCGGCCTTACCAGTTCTGCAATCTATCGGAGGTTGTTGTCCGGCAAACCGATACTCTCGCAGACCTCAAACGAAAAGTACGCATTGCGACTATCCTTGGAACTCTACAGGCTACCCTCACAGACTTTCGATACCTCCGAAACGTCTGGAAAGTAAACACAGAAGACGAAGCACTGCTGGGTGTAAGTCTTACTGGTATCATGGATCATCCCATGCTGTCAGGACGAGGAGACAAGAATGAACTCAAGAAGTGGCTCAGAGCCATGCGAGCAGAAGCAGTTAAAACTAATGCAGAGTGGGCTGATAGGTTGGGTATTAACGTATCTACAGCCATTACTGCTGTTAAGCCTTCAGGTACTGTTAGTCAGTTGGTCGACAGTGCTAGTGGTATCCACCCTCGTTATAGCTCTCAGTACATTCGCAGAGTTAGGGCTGACAGTCGTGACCCGCTTTGTGCCGTTCTAGAGGCCGCAGGAGTCCCTGTGGAGGACGATGTAATGTCCCCCAGTACGCGGGTATTCAGCTTCCCTATCGCGTCTCCTGAAGGCGCTGTGACAGCCTCAGACATGGGTGCTATGGAGCAACTAGAACTCTGGGAAATATACCAAGACGAGTGGTGTGAGCATAAGCCGTCTATGACTTGCTACTACAGGGACGAGGAGTTCTTGGAGGTAGGACAGTGGTTGTACAACAAGTTCGACAAGGTGTCAGGCATCAGCTTCTTGCCGTACTCAGACCACACTTACCAGCAAGCGCCGTACGAGCCGGTGGACAAGAAGACGTACAGCCAGTTGGTGAAGGACTTCCCGAAGGAAATATCGTGGGATATAGAAGAGGCCAGCGATATGACTGAAGGGTCACAGCAACTGGCCTGCACAGGTAACAACTGTGAGTTATGACATAAACAGTATGGAGTAACCTTCCGTTTTGCCTACGTCCTCTGGCTTATCTTTTGAGTCGTGAGGCGTAGGCATTCCTTCAGCCTGCATCTTCTTGATGCGGTCCTTGGAACGTTGACACATAGAGTGGTAGTCAATAGATGTGTAACTTACTGTGTGGTCTTTGTCGTTCATGATTACTCCTTAGTAAAACTCTTCTTCTAAGAAAGGCTGGGCTACACGCATAAACGGCAACCATCGTATTCCTTTACCTTCAAAGATTACTTCTTCTAAGTCATCTTCTCCGGTTACTAGACCCGTTAAGTCTTCAACGATGTCTATTGATGCTGATACTGGTGGAGGAAGAACGCTTAATAACAGAGGTATTGCGTCTTTTTCTAAAAGTTTGTCAAAGTTGTAGTAGCCAAGAGTATTCACAGACACTAAACTCAAAGCAAAATCTGCAGCGTACTTTTGCATGTGGTCCATTTCAAACGCTTCTTTCTTCATTATTGGCTGACGTAGTTCGTGTAACAGAACGTTACCACCACCAACAATAGTTAAGTAAGCAAGTGCGTTCTTCACAGCCTCTGCTTTTTTCTTGTTGTCCTTGTTTTTAACACCTTCTTTGTAAGTGTTGTACACCAAGTTTTCTATTTGCTGTAGTTGCTTCAAACCAAACGTACGCAACATGTACAAAATTCTACCTCTTGGATGATCTAAGTACCACTTAGGCATCTGGGCTAAATCAGAAGGCTGTATTCTAGCAAGCTCTGCAGCCGCTAGTTCTTTGACCCTTTGTGTTTTCTTGTTGGCTAACAAGTCACGCTTGAGTAGGCGCATTTCAGTAGGACCAAACAACCAAGAAAACTCAGTGTCCAAAGTACCGTCTAGTATTTTTTGCTTTGCTCTGTTTACAGCAGCCGTTAACGAAACGTTCTTACCAGCCATGTCTGCTGCTTGAAAGCCAGACGCTTTAAACGTAATTTCAGACATGTCGTTAAGTCTGCGGTTCCACTTAGTAGCACCTTCTCTTAAAAATTCTCCGGTTGCTTGCTTTGCTAAACCAACATCTGCAGTGTTAACTGTTTGTCCTCTTCTAGTTAAAAAAGAAACAACAGCATCAGCGGTATTACTAGCTCCGTAGTTGACTACAGAATTACCAAGGTCACCAAAGTTTAAAACAGCAGAGTATGGGTTTCCAATAACTCCTACATACGCTAGTTTTCTAGCGTTAGCTATCCAAGTGTCTGGTCCTTTACTTCCGTTGACAATCAAACTGCTAAGGAGTTCATCAGCAACTTCTCTTGTTTGTTCTTGCGCGCCTTCTTTCTTCAGCGTTTCTTTTAGTTCTTGGAACGAATACCGACCTTCAGCTAACTCTTCTTGAATGTTACGTTCAGTAATTGTAGCTTTTTGTTTTAGTCTGTTGCTTGCGTTCTGGATACCAAAAGTACGGTGCATCTCAAT